AGTTTTCAGACAATTGAACGAGTTTTCAAAGTTGTTCGCACAACACGAAAAAACAGTGTCCGCGGTAGACGGACACCATTAGTCCGTTTAGCACGAACACTTGTTCGATGTGGATAACTACAAATTACGGTTTAATACCAAGTAATAATGTAAACGACAATGGAATAGCTTTGCTAGTGTTTGTAGTATTATCCATGCCCGCATTTATAACAATAGCACTGCTTCCGGCATATGCCATAACACTACCATTTTGCCCCGCAATCTTTGGGATAATACATATCTTTGAACCATAATACCCGTACGCGTCTATTAAAGCGTAATCTCCGATAAATTTGCTAAGTGGTAAATCGAAAGTGCCATACATGTTACCGTAGCATGTAAGTGCAATCACATTGTCAATTTTTTGTGCAACACAAAACATGCCAAAGCAACCGCCGTAGTCGCCGGAAATAACAATGCCATTTACTTGGCGCGCTAGAAATCTAGCGTTAGTAGCAGTATCAGCATTTTCACGGTCTGCAATTTCTTTGTCAATGCGACTATTTATTCTTATATCTTCCGCGGTTCTTTCAGTTTCTTCTTTTTTAAACGCCGTGTCAATCTGAATCAGCGCATTAGATATCGGTTCAAATGGTACACTTTTCGGACTGTCGAAACCGTAATTTTTTGTTTTGAAAACAAGGTTTTCGTCTGGGTGGTAATCTTTTTTATACATGTTATACTCCTCCCTGTTAACTTAATACGCCAAACTCTCCAAGCGCATACACTTGCAAGTTCGGGTTTCTTGTCTGTGCGCTTGCGTTGTAAGCCACAACTGTCCATTTGTCAACATTAACAATGATTCCTTCACAGTCAATACTTGCATTGGCAAGAAAGTACAATCCATCTTTTTGCATAGTTTCTGGTAATAAGATTTTTGTACTTGCACCCGCTTCTAACGTTACAACTTGTTCCCAGATACCGCCATAAGTTACAACATGTTCCAAGATTCCTACTGTTACAAAATCTTTGATTTTTTCATTTACTTCATTCTCAAAGTTGTTGATAATAGTGTTAATTTCCTCTTTGTACGTGTTGAATTGATTTGTAATGTCGGATTGAAACTGGGTGTTGTTCTGAACCATATTGTTAAAAGTTTCCGTCCACTGCGCAAAAGTAGACACCCACTGCGCAAAAGTAGACACCCACTGCGCCCAAGTAGTCGACCATTGCGCCCATGTGGTTTTCATGCCGTTCCATTCTGTCACAATGTTATTCCACCGGTCAACAATAGAGTTCCACTCGCTGATAATCTGATTCAAAAGCTTAGTCGCGTCCTCAATAAATTTCTTTTGTGCATCGGTCAGATCGTTTACTTGCTTGGTAAGTTGATTAAGCATAGCGCTAATGCGGCACAATACCTCATAATATGACAGCGCATCATCATAAACAAGTGGTTGCGTTTTTTGCAACCAAAATGCAAAGTCTGGAAAATGTACGTTATATAGTCCAGAATTTACGTTAGGGTTAAATGGGTTAATTTTGTTCGCCATTTCATTCTCCTCTCTATCTCATCCAATCAATAGATAAGCCTAAGTTTCCGCGGTTTCCATATGCCGCCATATTAAAATCGCTTCCATGTTCGGAAAAATCGTCAAAAATTGACATAAACAATTCTTCACAGTCTGCAATAATCGCATTATTAACGTTTACAATGTGCTCACGATACATCACAAGTTCATTCATTTTACTACCGCGCCACCCCTTTTCTGTCCGGTGGCTTGTGTCTACAATGGACGTATTACTTTTGCCTGTGTTTTGTTCGCTAACGGCTCTACTGCCCGCCTCCGTGTTTTGTCCTCTAGTCATGCCGGACGCATAGTCCGTGCCGGAAAAATTAACTTGTGGGTTATCACTGTTAATTCTTTGGTCGTTAGCGCTACTACTGTTAGTATCGCTCATAGTTCGATCTGCTTGTGATGTATTGCTTCCATCACTCGTGTCTGTATCGTCAAATGTTATATTTGTATTTTCTAAAATTTGTGCAACACTTAAATTGCTATCATACATTGCTTTATATTTAGGCATGTTACGTCTCAATGTATCATTAAGTCTAAGCTTAAAAAGACCGATTGTTTCAAAACCGATTTCGCACATGTAAAAGTGTATAATAAACATACGTTGAAAATTTATCCGGCTTGTTTCGTCATCATTATACCACGGGTAAGTAAAATCAAAAAGCTTAGGTATACCTTTTTCGATCTTGTCATAAGTAGTTGCTGTTATGTCTCTCCAGTCTGTAAAGCTCTCTATATAGTCTCTAAGTCTGGTCGTATATGTCGCCATTTTCTCCGCCCCCTCTCTCAAGGTTTTCTTTTCTCTCAACGCCAAGTCCGCTACCGATGTAGCGCACATCAACACTAATCCCAAAAAGGCGGTTAATCTGTTCACAAGCACGCTTTCGCACTCCGAGAAATGATTGGCGGTTAATGAGTGTTAAGTCTGCGTCCTGTTCGACTTCGCTTGTAATTAAACGCTCTTTTTTTGTACCGTCAATGTTATTTATACCAAACTGCACGCAAAAGTCTGCAATTTCTTGACGCATTGCTGTTGTTAAGTCTCCAAAAACGTTCGGTGGGTTTAGGTTGAGTACTTTCATGTTTTCAATGTTACTAAAACCGTCCTTGACAGAAATAAAAGGCACAAAATCATTATACTGTTTAAAAAGGTTTTTTATACTTAATCGCTGATTTTCGCTACCCGCTATAGCTATCGGTGTCCGCTGTGCGTAAATATTCATATTTCTTGTCATTCTCATGTTTGCCAAACTTTCCGCATACATTTGTACATAATCTACGCTAGGATAACCAATGGCACTATCCCAAACAATAACGCTGTTTGCTTTATTAAGAGTTTTAAAATACTGCTGTGCATATGCAAAACGCGTATTTGGTACGCCGTAAATATCAACAGTTCCGCCAAGGTTGGTTTTCATAATTGCAAATTTTTCGATAACATCATCTTCAAAAAAGACGGCTTGCCCCCACCAGAACAAATAATCTTCTAAAATTCGCGGCGGAATTTCATCCGGCAATCCTATCCATTCAAAACGGTTCACGATCATTTCATGAAGCATATTGAAATATCGGATATAATAATTCCGGTATTGCGGCACACTGAAATATTCCGCGTCTTTTGATTGATTTTTCATTTTTTACTCCTTTTCTTTAATTGTTTGCAAGCCCATAATTACCGATATCATTAGTATGCCATATTGTCACACCGCGATCAAATATTGATCGTAAAATAACAAGGTAATCAAGATCAATGTTACCGCTGATTGTGCAATTACGGGTTTTAACAAAATCCCACGCCGATCTATTGTTGATTGACGGTTGTCCGATCTCGCCTATTTTATAGCCAAACATCGTAAAATAGTCGTCAATTTTACGTGCATACTCCGCGCGAATCTGCATTGGGTAATAGCTGATGTGATCGTTGCCGATAATCTTGCTTGCGTTGCCACTCGATGTTGTAACATTTCCGCTCGGCTGTAAAAAATGATTAACTACTGCTTTTATACCGTTTCCTATAACATCTGACCAATCAGTGCTACTAAGAGTAGTTAATGGGCTAGACTTAAAAGCATCAGTTGCGGCTTGTTTTCCCGCGGCTATAGCGTTTCCTGTTCCACTTGCCGCCGCACCCAAAAATCCAAATCCCGCACCGGATAATGCTTTTCCCACTCCACTAAAAACTCCGGCGGCTGTGTCAACTCCCTGTGATACCACACTTCCCGCACTCATTAAAGCACTAGCACCCGCTGTACTTGTCATCTGTGCAACATATGCTTTGTATGCATCTGTCATTATTGCGCATTTTGGATAGTCCGAAAAAGTAAGCATATCAGTGTAATCCTGTGCAAAACCCTTATACTGTATTGGATAAGATACTAGCAATGGGTTAGGTGTCATTGCTACTGTGTAGGTAAAACTACAAGCATCGCTGGAAAAGTATTCATATTTGTATTCAATGCCCGTGCCATTATTGTTATTTCCGTATAAAAAATTATACGGATAACAAAATAACTTTTTGTTTTTTGGTACATATCCATCAATGCTATCATATTTTTTAGGTAAATTTAACTGTTTAAATTGTGTTTCTTCGGCGATAAAGCTGGTTGGCATCATAAACGCGTTCAAAATTCCGTCAATCGTACCGTTTGCGTTAGCGGCAATTAAAAAATCGTTTACGCCGTCTCCATTATCGAAAACGTTAAAAGTGATAGCAGTATACACACCATCTCTAAATTCTCCGCCGTTAAAATTTCCGCTCTCGTCAAATGCGCTAGGTATTACAACGCTCATAATGTTCCTGTCACTTAATTCCGGCGCGTCATAATTCTGCTCTGTCTCCTGTTTAACAATATATTCGCCTGTTTCCAATCCTTCGGGGAAAGTGTATTTACCTATAACATCATCAGACTTTTTTACAATTTGTCGCTCAATATAACACTTATTGAGTACCATATCAAATTGGCAATTTGTCCAAACGTCCATGATAAAATTCACTCTGCACGAATTAACCGACAGCGGTTCGACATTTGTTATAAATCCATACGCCCAGTTGTCCATATATCCTACATTTTTAAAAGCAATATAGTTCGCGCTATCTGCGTATAACTCGTTGACTGGTGCGGCAAAGTCTGCATAACCACGTTTGACGGGGGCGGCGTTGTCAGTAGCATAGATCGCTTTGCTGTCAACATATGCAAAAAGTTCTTCTCGACTGTTAAAAAGTCGTACATGATTATAAGACGAATCCCACGGTATACCGCGACATATCCTTACTTGTGCAACAGGCGCTATTCCATCAACATTTTTTTGTGTTGGCATCGGAATCATGTTATCCATGTTTACCTCATTTCCAAAAGGGGCTATAAGCCCCTTTTATTTAGTGATTTACCGTGACTGTACCCGTACCATTTACTGTAGTTTTATATCTCGATGTTGCTTTGACTGTAAGCGTTGCCGCTTTCTCGTCATTGGCAATATGCAAGATATTCGACCCCGGAATAAAACTTGTATACTGGCTTGTCGCGCCCTCTACGTCAAAATCGAGCATCTGCGGCGTGTACTGATCTGTGCCTGTTACTAAGGCTGTAACCTCAACATCAGTTCCCACATTTCCGGCGGTATCTGTAACGCTTACGGTTGTAAGACCGACTGTATCTGTCGTAAAAACAATGCACGGGAAAAAAGGAGAGTAGGAAAACATTTCGCTCATAGTGTAAAAGTAGTTCCATGTCAGCGCCGCGCCGTTTCTCGAATCGGTCAGTGTCCGGAAATTCTCACGTACATTGAAAAATCTCATATCAAACAGCGCAAGCTTTATATTGGGGTCGTCAAACTTGTCAATGATAATTTTGCGGACATTGATGTCAACTTTATCCATATTAAAGGCTGTTGCAAGCACTTCAACATCTAACTCCGCGTCAATTTCTGGCGTTGTGATATAAAAGATTGTCTGATCGTTTGCGCAACTGTCTGCTCCGGCAATGTTGTACTCGGGATGGGGAAATTTCATCTGACCAATGTAAGCCTTTACAAGCTTTGTCAGCTTCTTCGCGTTTTCTGCGCTCGCTGTAGGGTCTGCAACATTGACCGCATAGAGCTGATCTGCCGCGCTCGCGCTCTCAATCAGACGCTTCATACACAAATATTCATCCCAATTTGCCGCCGCAAAAAGACTCTGTACTTTTGCATTGATTAAATCGCGCACACCATATTCCGACCGGAACGCTGTACGCAAGTTGTCAAAAGTGACTGTAACCGCGTACTGGATAGCGGGTGTGATCTTGTGATACGCCGCCATGACACTTGACTGATAGTAGGCATACAGTTCTGCAACGGTTGCGAACTGGTTAAACTGCTTACCTTTTGCCATGTTGATAAAAATTTCTTCTTCCGTACCGCCGTAACGCATCGGGTCTCTCTTAAGCACTCCGAGCGGATTCTCAAAAAAGACTGTCTCGATTCTCTGCTCCATAATCTGTTCCACTAATGCGTTAGCGAACGCATTTCGCAACGGAACGATGTTCAGCAAACTCTCGTATATACTCGAGATATTCTCTGCTGTTGCTTCCGGTATTCTGTTCTGATACTCCAAGCTCTGCATAGATCTTACTGCGTTTAAAATGGCTACATTAGTAGCCGGAACTTTGTTACCCATTTTTTCTCCTCTCTTACTCTGTACTGCCGTCAAAGTCAAGCATTTCCGGCGTTACGTCTTCGACCACTCCAACATCTGCTTTTGGTTCTTCGATGTCTGCTTTCGGCGTTTCCTGTCCTGCTAACATTTCGCCAAAACGTGCAATGTACTTTTCGCGCAAGCCTTCATAACGTTCCTTGTAGCCGTCATCGGTTACGTTTGCGCCACTTCTGATGTTCTCCGTAATAACGTTGATTTCTTCGTCCAATTCTTCCGGCGCTTCAATCTTTCCTAAGATCGTTTTTAAAGCTTCGTCTACTGTCATTCTTCTACCTGCCTTTCCCTAAAAATGGTTTTAAAAAGTATATAAACGGCGTTTTTCTTGCACTTGGAATAGGTGCTACGCCGGATATATTGATGGTACACTCTTGATAAATATTTGTATCACTTAGCACAAAAAAATGGATAATAAGACGCTGTAATGCTGTGCTGTTTACTTTTATATAACAATAACCTCTTTCTTTTTTAACAAGTTCCGCACCATATGGTACATTAACTCCCCAATCATAATTTGATCTTACATTAAACCTAACAACAGTACCAACGTTTGCTCTCTGGCTATACGGTGTTACGTTAATTTCGGGGACGGGCGGCGCGGGTCTGTTTATACCAATCTGGCATTGCGCTGTAACGCTCTGGTCATCAAGCAACCAAAAACTTACAGCACTTGTAACTTGTGCGCCGTTTGCATTGCCGCTAACGATCAAAGCATTAGTTTCTTTTGTTGCGGTTAGATACTGACCAATGTTATAAGTCCAATCTGAATTAGCATTAACAGTAATTCTAATACTTCCCCCATCTATTATACTAGCACTAATAGGGTCTATTGTCAATACTTTTATTTCCGGCGGCAAGTTACCATGCATATCGTCGTAAACATCCATACTACAAGCAAAACGATAATCTTGGACATCTTGCCCCTGCAAGGTTGGATTTTCAAAATTTTTAAGCACATATGTGCTCGCTGTACGCATATCTGTAGCATTGCGCAAAACCTCAAGTGTACTCGCGTAAGAGGTCTGCAACTCATATGACAAGTAATAGACAGCCAACTCAACGCTTCCGATACTGCTATATCCGCCATTTTTCCATGCGTCATAATATCCTGTTTTTCTAGATGAAAACGTCCATTGCGCTAAACCATATCCCTTGTGGTCTCTATCTCCATCTAATCCGCTAGTAATAAATTGATCTCTAGTTATAGTACCGTTATCTACATTACTGGTATAAATGCGACTGCGGTTAAAAAAATTTGTACTATTATTATCGTTTTCGCACCTATAAGGCACAATTCCACTCTCCGCCCATAAGTTACCAAGCAACGCAGCTAAGCCTATTTCGTTGTTGATTAAATTATATAAGCCGTTCCAAACTGATCTAGTGTAACCATAATCACGATAATCAGATCGTCTACCCATCACATCAACCTCACACTAAGTATATCAAGCACAATATCCTTACATTTCAAATCTTTAAACCTCAATAACCCTAGGTCGTAACTCCTCTTAAGATAGTCATAGATAAAACTTTGACTACTCAACATTAAAGTGTCCGCGTTATGACTGCTCGCGTCAAATGTAAAGCGATATTTACAAGTCTGATCGACAGTATGGTCAATATATACAATTCCTTTTTCTGGGTACTCTCTGACTGCATAGCTATCTTTCCCACAAACGAGCGTAAATATATAACGGCTGTTTCCGCTTACGCTTTCAACGAAAGCTGTGGCATCACACATATAAATGCCATCAGCACTACTAATCTGATAAGTGCTATCTTTAAAAATTATACCGAGTTTGCAAAGTTTTAGTGCATTTTGCGCGTCTTTATTAACAACAAACTGCGCAACCCATCCATGCCCGCGCAAAAACTTAGTGTTATCTCTTAATCTCTTATGTATACCAAAAAAAATGAAATAGGGATTTAAAAGTGTCACATAATTGCCGAGCATATAAACGGGCACTTCCCGCACCTGTTTTCCTTTACCTCTGCATATCGTCCTCAATGTACTCTCAAATTTTGTCAATTCATTTTTTAAATATCCGTTATTCTCAAGGACAAATTCATCAAAAACGATAAGTTCTACGTCTTTAAACATTGGGCTGTATTTTTTAAGTTTATCGGTGTTGTTAAAGTATACAGCATATCCAAGTAGTTTAACATTATCATCTTTATCATGTAGCATCATAGCACTAATTAAACCTTTTACAATACTTTTATTAGTTACAACTTTTCCATACTCTGGACAACTGTCCAAAATATCCTCATACATCTTTCCACTGCTTGAAATTTCATCCTGCGTCCGATACAAAAAGACAACCTGTTTATCATTCTGTACATTTTTCAAGCTTTCAATTAAAAGGGCTGTAGTCTTTCCGGCGCTACGGTTTCCAATAATCATTCTTAGAATCGGTTCATCATTATCCAAGTCTTTCACGTTTTTTATACTATCAAGATTATAAAAAGACATTACGTTTTCCCCCTTAAACTGGGCTAGCAGGAATCGAACCCACATTGGCAGAGTCAAAATCTGTTGTCTTACCATTAGACGATAGCCCTAAATGTTTCACGTGAAACATTTTATTATTTTTTCGGTGCTTTCTCTAAGATCTCTCTTATCTTTTCCGGCACTAACTTTTTATTGATTCTGCTCACATTCTCGAGAATACTGCCAATTTCCATTAAAATAATATATACACAAATACTCTCGAGTACCGGAACATTAAATCCCATATCAAGATAACTCTGACCATAGTCGATCAGAAAGCCAACTGCCACAATAACAATCTCGCCAAACTTGTTAAAAAGTCCGTCACGCATCACACTGCTGTTAAAATTACTGTTTTTAACTGACATAACAATTCCCGTGATAAAATCAAGCGCAATAAACAACATTACAATTACAATACTCATTTTCGCCTCTTTTCTGCGGCGGTAGCAATTAACAGAATTACCGCCGCGTTGATAGTTTTAGAGTTTCGCGGTATCGGCTCGCACCAACCACGGCGCGGGGCACGGTTTTTCCCGTTGGTTTACGCCCACAAAAACCAATCCGGTACTACTCCACACACTCCAATTACTCGGACATAGTACATTTCGTAAGGAATTTAGTAATTGAAGTGTGTGCAATAGTACCATATAAAATTATGTTTTATGCCATGTACGGCAAGCCATGCCGCTCCATGCCGGTTTTGCCGTACATGCCATAAATGCCATTCTTACGCCGTACAATGCCGTGAATGGCATTACACGCCGATCTTACCGATTAAACGGGTTGTACGGTTCTGCGGGAACAAGCTTGGAAATGTCAATGCCCTTGAGGTATGCGCTCTGGTACTTCTTGCCCTTGTACTTGCCCTCAACAACCTTAAACGCGATTTCTACTTCGGAATCTGTTCCGATCTCTTCCGCCTTGATTGCTGTTTCATCTTCCGGTTTCTGCTCAACACCGTCAAGATAAATTGGGAAGTCGAACTGGGTGTGTGCCTTTACAAGCTTTGTGCCGTCATCGGAAATCTTTACCGGACAGTCAATCTCTGTGTTAAGACCAGCTTTTTCGATCAGCGCCGCCGCGGCTTCATCTGTGATCTCTACCATGATGGAAAACTTGCCATCGTTTGAAAATGTGGAATAGACCTTACCTGTTGCGTATAACATAATTTTTCTCCTTTTCTTATTTGAATTTAATTATTGGTGTATAATGTTGCAAGCATGTTTCACGTGAAACATTTTAAAGTGCTGCTTGCGTGATCTCTACTTCTTTGACGCTTTGTAGGCATCATACTCTTCTGCTGTCATTGAGTTCTCAATGAATGTGGACAACGGCATAAAGCGGGTTTCCTCTTTACGGTCAACTTCGATCAGATTACCCTTTGCAATACCGAAAGACGCTAAAATCTCGTCTCTCTCCGCCGCTGTGGTAATCTCATGATCCCATTCTACAACATCTCCCATTTTAATACCATCTTCTGCCGATACCGTCATAATCTGGTATAATACTTTTGTTGGGATAGTTCTGGAAATTACCTTTTCCATTTTGTTTTTCCTCTCTTTCTTTGTATAATGTAGCGAAAACTGCGTAGCTTATTATAGCCTGCCATCGTCAGACTGGAAGTAGCTATCTTTCCAGTGACGGGAGAATGTGACTCCCGTTTCGGCTTTATCTGAAAAATTCAGTCTTTTTTGTTTTATCATCTAAATATAATTTAATGTATCCAACTGTTTCCGGTTCTACGAGACGCCCGAGATCTTTATTAGAAATTCTCGTAACGTGAAAGACAAAAGTATTATCTGTATCACGGTATATTTCTTTAAAGTTATACGTGTGAGTTGTATTTTATAATAGTTACTACATCTCTCTACCGCTCCCATTAAATTATATTGTGTCTCTGCTGATATTCTTACCATTGTTGTTTCCTCACTTTCTTGTTTGTGCGTTACTTAGCATTATTAGACGCAAGGTTGCAAGCCTTGTACGTTACGCCCGTTATGGCGTTTCGGCTATTCTTGTTCTCTTAAAAATAATGAGTTTTTATAAAAACTTAAAACCTCAAATTTTTCATATTTATAAATTATGTCTAACGCCTGTCCAGAATCCCATTTAGTATCGCCTAAATGATTGTAGCTAATAGTTAATTCTGTTTTTGTATCCCATTCTGCGTTCGCTGTGAATAAATCTAATAATGTCATTTTTTGTTTTCCTCACTTTCTTGTTTGGTTGCTTTGTTGTTTTGTATGTTCCTTACATTATCTATTATACACTTATTTGTAGAAATGTCAAGCAAAATTTATAACTTTCTTATATATTTCGCCGATTTATAGCACTCGTGACTGTCTACTACTATATATGCTACTAATTCGTGCACCGGAAAATCTGCTCTCCTTAAATATCGTTCTACTCTATAGTAAGTTCTATTTCCTTTAGTAGTTATCTCTTCTATAGTATAATGATGCGTAGAATTTATAAAATGGGTATTTCTATTCATTGCAGATTTAATTAATTTTTCCGTTGTTTTCTTTGTTATAGACATAATATACCTCATTTCTTGTTTAGTTGCTTTATTGTTTGTGTGTTCCTTACATCATCTATTATACACTACTTCTCTATTTTGTCAACTATTATTCTGCAATTATTCAAAAAAATTTATACAAGAGCCTAAAACGGCGGCGTACTCATCAGATATGCCTAAAGTATAAGTCGTGTCAACTATTGCTATGTTTGACGCTGATGTAAACTCACATTCTTTCCCATAGCAATCTATTACTTTTATAGTATGCACGTTACTCTCGTTAAAGTATGATACTGTACGCCCAGAATCAGTAAATATTTTCCCAATCTTAAAATCGCTTAAACCATTGCCACGTGCTAATTCTGCCGCACCTTTATCCTTAGATAAACCAGAAACAGTAACATGCAAAACTTCCTCTATCTTCCCAGTCTTTTTATTTTTTTCGTCCGCAATATATGCATACTTTTTCGCTCCCAATGTTTTAAACTTTTTATAGAATCCATCGTCATTCCATACTCCGAGCGTGTATCGCATTGTTGTGCCGTCATCGTTTAAACGATCACTATAATTTCTGTACTTTTGTTTTTTAGATAATAAATAATTATTTCTGTCGTCAAAAGATTTTAAATGTTTTTTACCAATAAATTTTACGCTATCTGTATCGCAATAAACAAAATCATATCCGCACGCGTCAATCATGCATTGCAGTTCATAACGCGCATTTGCTGTAATGTAAACCCCCCATTGATAAAGCAAAAAAGAGTTTTTGCTTGCGGCGTAAGCCGCTATAGCACTTTCCTTATCCGGCATAGTCTTAGACCAAACGCCATCTATATATTCTATTTCGCCTTGACATATATCTGTAACCATAACACCAAAAACGGAATTAGCCTTATTTTTGCTTTTTGCATACTCATATTCTTTTCCGCTCACATCTTTTAATTGTGTTTTCTTATCATAATAAGAAAGAGCTGTGTTAACTATGGGTTCTGGCAAGTAGTCTTTCTCTGCCTTGTAGCCCTCTAGCCATTCTAGGCGCGTAGTATCGTAGCTATATTGATTATTTATGATTAAAAAGTCCAACTCTGTACAAGCATATGTTATCCAATCGGCTGATAACACACGTCCGTTATCATTTACATAATTTTTACTGTAGGCTATACAGTGCGCAAAATCAATATATGGCACGGTCACATCATCGTGCACATCTAAATCAAATAAAGTTATACGCATTATTATAGCATTTTTCTTTTTTCCACAATCCGCTATAAGTTGTGCGTAAGACTTAGGTTCGTACACTATAAATGGTGTCATTGGGTATAAATCAGATACAATACAAGCCGGATAGCTAGACACTCTATCTTTGCTGTAAACTCCCTCTATGACAGCATCTGCATAGTACCTTGACGCATGAGTATTGCCGCCACGAAACGCTTGACGCAATAACGTATAAATTTGTACAGTAGGCATAAGCATTTCAAAAAGTTCGCGATATTCTGGATATTTTCGACACTCTGCACGCATTTCTCGCCGCACGTAGCCTGTCGATGTTAAAGGTATGGTAGCTAACGTGTCACACTCGTCATCTAATTTCGACAAAATGCACTCTTCTAAACCTTTTACGTCGTTATAACAATACGCTAATTCTTCCTCCGTCATCGGCGTCGACGGTGTCCGTATTTTTCTATAATCATAAGTGTCTAGTAATTTATAGTGTGTGCAAAATTTGCTATTTTCGCAAAATTTAGATAAAGACATATTTGATAAAAAATAACTGCACCTAAATTCAAAAAAAGGAAGAAGAAATGTTTCACGTGAAACATTCCCAACTTTATTTATACTTTTCCCGTAATCATTACCCAAGCAAGCTAAAACTTTAATAACCTTGTGCGCTTCTCTCGCAAAAAGTGATTCTATATGCAAAAAATCCTTTATAAACATAAATTCATAAGCTAAATTATGGACATATATTACTAACACTTTTTTAGCGTCCAATTCCAAAGTAGTTCCTAGCTTATGCATAAAATTTATCCATTCTTCCCAAGTTCGCCCAAAACAGACTTTACCATTTAGGCAAAACTGCCAATGATACATAAATGCTTCTGGTTTTTCGCCGTCTATAGTTGTACTTTCTATGTCAAACGTTGCCGGACACGCTATATATGTAAGTCCTTTTCGCCCTTTTTTTCGTACTGTAGTACAATCTAAAGCTGTAGCGTCATATGGGTATGACGCTACAGAATACACTGTTTCTTTAGTTTCAATCGTTTCTTTTCCATTTTTAGTCTGCTGTACAGATATTACCATAAAGACCGCCCCTTCACATAAACATGTGTAGTACTAGAATATTCTTGCAATTCTTGTTGTATTTCTGTATGTGACTTACCCTGTGAAAAAAGTAAATCATAAATTTCGATTATATCCTCCGATGGGTTGCGCATTTTTAAACTTTTGTATTCTTGACTATGCAAAAAGGTATAAAAATCTGCTTCATTTAACAGATTTTCAGATATTCCCATATCGCGTAATGCTTGCGTACGTTCCTGCCTTATTTCCTTTATCCCAGTTAAAGTATAAGAGCGCGCTGTAACAAATCGAACCAACTTAAGATAAGCGCGTGAATTGTACTTATCTATATCCCAGTTAGTCCGCTTATGTAGTACATTTAGCACACTTTCTTTCTCCAAGCCTTGCTTTTCAATTCGCGCTTTCTGCTTATTTGCAAGCGGCACGAGCTGTTTGTACATGTCGCGCCGCTCTTTTCCCCGCAAAGATAAGAGATATTCTTTGTTATACATGCCTTATCCTTTCCGCGCATATAGTAAATGCTATGCGTGTATTTGCTCTCTCTATAATGTCGTTTACATTCTCTTTTTTGTTTACCTCTACTGTAACAAATTGTATTATAACTTCTGTGTCAACGGCAAATACTATAGCGCTTGAACCATCACTATACATGGCTACGGTGTCCACAAGGACACCATACCATTTTTCACATACTTTTTTAGCTATTGCAATAATTTTCTTTTTGTTCATTTTTTCTCCTTATGATTCTGTAATCAGTACATTGTAACCGCTTTTCTCAAGTGCGTCTTTCAAATTTGCGGCATTTTGCGCATTGTGAAAAGCGCCTTTCTGATCTAATACGCATACACGGTAAATCTTGCCGCCACCTATAACTTCTGAAACGTCCTCTTCATCTTTCTGCAATGTTTTTTCCGATTCATCAGTAGCTATGCACCTTGTACCAGTGATCCCGTAAACAATAGCCGCCGCCATTTCTTCAACGTTATATAATGATATATCTTTTTCAGAGCCTACAAAGCAACATTCGATAATTGCGGCGGGAGCTTTCGTCTTACGCAAAAAGTACAACTTTTCAGACTTTTTAATTCCGCGATTCTTAAATCCAAGCGAACAAATTGCATTTAAAATGTCGTTAGCTTTATCCACGGCTTTTGATTTATCATTATACACCCATACTTCCGCTCCATTAGCCGCCGCAGAACTTGAAGAATTAAAGTGTATTGACAAATCAAGATCAACCGTGTGCGCATTTGATTTCTTTACAATCTTAGTCAGCACATCAGACTGTGTAAGCCCGTTTTCAACTGTACAGTCATAAACGGTGTGACCCATGCGCCGGAGTTCATCAATTACTAAGTCTTTTACACGCCTGTTTTCGAGTGATTCAGAAATTAAGCCTACTGCACCACAAGCTACTTTTCCGTGCGGATTGTGACCCGCGTGTACGTTAATTACCATTCTTATTTCCTCTCTTTCTGATAGACTATTCCTATCTATAATCCATTTTAAACCTACTATATAAAATTGTCAACCAGAACTTTTGTTCGTGTACGAGTTATCCACATCGAACAAGTGTTCGTGCTAAACGGACTAATGGTGTCCGTCTACCGCGGACACTGTTTTTTCGTGTTGTGCGAACAACTTTGAAAACTCGTTCAATTGTCTGAAAACT